CAAGACAGCTTTTGCTATATCATATTTTGGGAACCCTATAACAAACGGGGGGACTGTGAGGATGGCATCCTTCATTCCAAGCTCTGAACACGTCCGTATCTTTCTTGAAAATTTCTCAAGCATAGATTTGTACATTTCTTTTTTCACATCTGTCCTCTTCTTTTCAAGCTGCACAATTTCCTTTGCTTGCATTCCTTAAATTAGTACCCCATATTTTCAATCTCAGACGAAGCGCGGGTTTGAAGATCAAGTTTTGTAAGATTCTTGTCGAACGATGACGAAAAGTACTGCGTTAGCTGTATTGGCCATGAATTACTCCTGGTCTCACTGAGAGCCGATTGGAGCTGGTTATCAATCGATGCACTGAGGACATCGAAAGACCCGTACGTATCAGGAACGTAGGCATCGTTGTAATTTACTGGATCAGTCGTTGATTCGGTATCCAGGATGGTAACCTTCCCAGAATCATCGATACTTGCCTGTATATCGAACTGCTGACCGATAAAATGGCGCGTGTTCAGGAACATGAGGCGTGCCTTGTAAAGTCCATCCTTTAGTGGAGTAAAGTAAAGCGTCTCGATGGGTACCATATCTTCTTGGGTCGACTGGAACTTTTCAACAACTGCCTGAATAACATCCAGTGGGACAGACTGTCCGGTGGACTCTGTTGGGTAGTTGTGCTGTATACCTGTTGATGAGGATGTAACCATAGCGGCTGGTTTTTTATTCGAGTTCCAGACAAAAAACAGTATGAGTCCCAGGATCAGGAGAAAAACAAGCTCCTCTTCCATTAGTACTTGGTGCGAAAATATTTCCGACGAAAAAGGTTGGAATCGATTAATGGCACTCCTCGTGTTTTCAGATAAATGCAAATTTTCACATGAAATAATTAATTACATCAGATCACAGCCTGCACTCATTAACATTGTCAGGTTTCACAACGTGGGTACCCACGGAGTTCCATCAAAGCAAATTACTCGAACACCTACCCTGGTCACAAACGATGGAAAGATGCATGTAGGACGCGAAGTGAAAAACTGGCTCGAATCCATGATCCCTGTAGAGTTTGTCTCGTGGGACACAACTCCTGACTTTTGCTCAAATCTCGACGGTTCTGAATGCAGGGCTGACATGTTCGAACTGGATAAATATGGGGAATCATTGCAACCAGAATTAACACCTGAACTTGAGTTTAAAATTTCAAGATCTGTAAATGATGCACTCGCAGAGTCAAAACAAAATAGTTAAAGATGTAATTCGGGTTTAAACTAATGAAGCTAAAGACCATTCAGGCTTCTGCTATGAAAGCAGTCTTCGAGGTTCTCAAAGATATTATAAATGACGTAAATGTCTATTTTACAAAAGATGGTGTGAAAATTTTGACTCTTGATACAGCACGCGTAACTCTTGTTCAGATGAACCTTGCAGCTGAAAACTTTGAAGAATACGATTGCCCAGATGACGTGATAGCCGGCCTCAACATGGCGAACGTTCACAAACTTCTCAAGTCTGTTACATCGTCCGATACGCTCACTATCAGCGCCGAGGGGCGAGACATTATGGACATTACTATTGAAAATCCTGAAAAGAACTCAATTACAAACTTCAAGCTCAAGCTTTTAGACATTAACGAAGACATGCTTGAGTTTCCAGATATTAAGATGGATGTCGTGACGACAATGCCAAGCATAGACTTCCAACGATTTGTTCGGGACATGTCAAACCTTGGATCGAATATGAAAATATGGCGCGATGGTCACGAGCTCGAGCTCAGCTGTGTAGGAGATTTCGCAGACCAGAAGACTGTGATCAAGTATCCAAACGCTCCAAAATGTAACCGTACGGGTGGGTCATTCAGCCTCAAGTACATTAGTCTGTACACAAAAGCGACAAATATGTGTTCAAGTATTCAGATTATGCAGGATTCTGTAAACCAAGACATGCCAATAATTTTCAGATACACAATTGCAAATTTAGGAGAATTGAAATTCTTCTTAGCACCTAATATTTCCGAATAAAGTTTTTGAGACTTGTTAATTCATGGAATCAAGGTACGAGAATAAATTACAGGAATGTAAAAGTCAGGACGAAATGGCTGAGTATCTTCTTTCGTGTTTTTCTATTATTAAAGAATACACGGAAGATACTGAAGAAACTCAGACATCTCACACAGCTCTTGGGATTGAAGTCAAGACACGCAAAGGGACTCAACGCAAACAAATTTACAAAAAGTACATGAACGAAATTGAAGGACATTATGAACCTTCAGATTACGATGTTGTCCAACAACACAATTTACCATGCAAAGGATGTGGGAAATTTTTTACAAAGATTATCAACGAGGCAGAGTCAGATGAGATATGCACAGAATGCGGCAGGGCAGAAAGGTACCAGTCAGAGACTCTCGGGTTCAAGGAGGAACAAGAGACTGAGAAACACATAATCTATTCTTACAAACGTGAAAATCATTTCAACGAATGGATTTCACAATTCCAAGCAAAGGAATCAACGAGCGTCCCCGAAGAACTTTTGAATCAACTTCGTGCAGAATTTAAGAAACAGAAGATTAAAGATCTTGGAGAGATTACTCACGAAAAGGTACGAGGGCTCCTAAAGAAGCTCGACAAGAACAAGTACTATGAACACGCGCCCTATATTGCGACAATGTTGAGCGGTATACAACCACCAACCATGCCCCAAGGGCTAGAAGACAAGCTCCGACTCATGTTTCACAAGATTCAAGCACCATTTGATAAACATAAACCGGCGAACCGAAAGAACTTTTTGAGTTACTCGTATGTACTGTACAAACTCTGTGAACTCTTGGGAGAGGACATGTACTTGCCATGCTTTCCTTTGTTGAAATCAAAGGAGAAACTTTATATTCAAGACCAGATATGGAAGGGTATTTGCGGGGAACTTTCTTGGGAGTACTACAAGACTCAATAGTAAGAGTTGTTCTCCAGCTGCGCGGCAAAGTCGCTACGCGACTCCTGATTAACAGTCAATCCGGTCCAGTGGTTTTTGAATTCGAAACTCTTCAATTTCGGGACTATCCGCGACTCGGTCAGGAAAGTTGATGAGGATCCCGTGATCGAGACCTAGGAGTTTCATATAATTGCGGGTCTGAATTCGGTAAGATTCATTGAGTTTACTTACCGACTTGAGCTCTATGACTGTTCTCTGCTCGACGATGAGGTCTGCACGGACGTGACCCACATTTTGATTCTCGTAGTAGACCGGGATGATGCGCTCGGTCTCATAGTAGACTCCAGCCTTGCGAAGGGCGACTTCGAATGCGCAGTGATATACGGATTCGGAATAGCCCGGGCCGAGTGAACTCCAAATGTTACAAGCTATCTGCCGGATGCTCATTTATTAAATTAATGAATGGTTTTTTTAAGCCACGTGCTAAAAAATTCAAGTCTTGGAACGGACCCTCCACTCGCTCTATGATCCGCCGCCTCGAGGACCAGGTGAACCGCAACGCGGATGAGACGTTCACAACTTTTGTGCATGTCCGGAATGATATGAACGCGGTTCATAACCGCTTGGATCAGCTCGAGGAGCGCGACAAGGAGAAGGACCGCATCATCGCGGCTCAAGCAGAGCGCATCAAGGAACTGGAGTCGGGCAGCCAAGTTGTGTCCGTGCACCGCCCTCCGACGTGTGCTACGTGCGGTCTTGTTGGGCACAAGAGCAACAACTCGCACCCTCTTGTTATGCCGACTGTTCGTGCCTCAGGACCCATCGCGCCCGTGAATCCAGTCATTATGACCCCAGCGAGTATTCAGCGTTGATAACTTAACGAGTGTTTAATTTAATCTAACAAAACTAGCATTTGTAACTCTTCCGCCGCGGCGTGCAAAAGGTTTCTTAGGTCCCCTGTTGGTAACTACATTTCCAAAACTCGCCTTGAGATTTTTATACACGTTATACAAATCTTGAAGTCTACGCCGAGGTGCGTTATTTCCAGGATTTTCAATCATCTTGTAAAGTACTAGGTTGGCTACTGTCTCTGGACGCCCTTCAACTCCTCCTCCAGAAAGAATACGTAGTTTGTTGAAAGCGGCTGCATCATTTGCAGATGCATTTATACCTCTGTAGATACCTTGAATAAAATTATTAGGTGCATTCCTGAAAAGACTATTATAATTAGAAATGTTTGGATGTCCTCGAAGGTACTGGTTCTTTTTACGTGTTATATAATTAAAGTATGTTATCAGAATCTTGTAAAGTTCTTTGAGATCCCTGAAAGGTACTCTGATACCAGCCTTTTTAAACCTATTATAATTTAGACCAGATGCCGTGCTAAGATGCGCGGGAGTTGTAAACCATGCCATGAAGACAGCCGTCCTCTGTATGAACCCTAGTTGTCTTGTATAATTGTTTCTAGCATTTGCTCTCGTCTGGTCCAGTCGTACAGGAATAACCTTGTGTATTACCTGCTGATCAAAAAATGTAACAACTGTTCCAGGCTTTGGATAAATGCGCGCTTCTTTGGAACCTTTTGCAAAAGATATTCCACCAGAATTTGCCATGACGTAGGATGGTCTATGAATGTATAACCCTGTTGTTAGAAAACCTTTTTCACCTGTTGAAACATTATAGTTCGAGTTTCTGTGCCAAGGAATTTTATAAGGGTCATTGCTAGTGGTTACACCAGATAAACGCGCCTTCACGCCGTGCCGAATAGATGCAGCTATAGTTCCACTCCAAAACGTACGGATAAACTGATGCTCGCTTTCTTTCAATCCTGCCCAGTTCATGTAGACTGCACTGACTCCAACCAGAACCATGTGTGTTGCTATAGATCTCCTATTCGCGTTGTTTGTTGCCGAACTTAATAAAAAATCTATATATGGGCCTTTACATGATATCCGTTCCATTGTGTTCATCCAGTTTCGATACTGATTACTCAAATTTGAATAATTTGGCCTATTAACAAACCGCAAATCATTCGCAGATATTTGGAAGACTTGGTTACCAAGAGTAACGGTAACTGAACCCGTTGCATTAGTTTTAGGAGGATTATAAAATTTCATACTAACATTTGTATCATAATATGTTACACCTTGTTTTTGAACTGCCGCTCGGAGTGTTTCCCGGGCGGGAATCATAGGGGTCAGATATAAATCAGTCATTCCGTCTTCTATAAACTTTTTCAAAATTGATGGTATTCTTACATTTTCTTTTATGATCACATCTTTCGGGGCGTTCGCCATAAAATAACCAAATATTTTACTTCCGACCGAACATCTTCGAGTACTTCTCGTGGACCCAGCGAGAATCAGCCTTGTAAATACGCGATGCACGAGGGGCCATGCGCTTGGTCAGCGTGCTGATGGCGACGAGGCGGCGCACGACGGCATGAGGATTCGGAATAGCCTGGGCCGAGGGAGGCCCAGA